GGAGTGGTTTCTGGAGTCTTTGGTGCTGTTGCAACAGCCGAAATTTGCTGTTGCGACTGTTGATTTTGCGAAGTTGTATTCGGGTTTTGACCCGCTCTTTGCCATGCAGAAAAAGAAAAGTCTCTAAATAATTTAAAAGCATCTTCTAAACCTTTTGATTCAAGAGTAGAAATCACACTTTCGATTTCTTGTTTTGAAAGTTTAAAATCTGGATCTTGTATTGTTGAAATAAATTCATGTATTTGCTGATCGTTTAATTGAAACTGTGGCAACACTGTTCCGGTCGCAACTCCACTAGATTGTTGCTGATTTTGCTTCGTTGTTTGTGGTGGTATTTCTGATCCTTGTCCAGATTTCACGGCTTCAGGAGGAGTGGGAGGAGGTGCAACTTGTGCAGCCGAAGCTCTTTTAGATGCTGCAATTGCAGCATCTTCCGCTTGTTGATCTTGAACTTGCGCATCAATATCAGGGTTTGAAAATATTTCTGGAAGTTTATCTACAGTTACACCATAACTCTTCGCTATTTTTTCCCTCATTTTTTTGGCTTTTTCTTTTCCGAAGATTTTATCAAAATGATCTAAATTTCCCAAAAATGGATCTTGGCGACCCTGAGTAACCATATTATCTCTCCATCTTTGCCAAGCCAATAGTCTTCTAGCTTCTTCTGGAGTCATTTCGAATGGATTTATTCCATAATTTCTCATTTCAATCCATGCCTTATTCAAATTTGACCATTCATGAACTCCAATATTGTCAAAATTTTGACCAAGACCCATTCTTTTCACCCATCTATGAATTGGACTTTCTACAGATTTATTTCCGTAAGCGCTCACCACCTCTCTGTCTTGAAAATCTTCTGGATTATCCATCGGATTCAACATATTATTTTCGCCAGAATTTAAACCTACCTGGGATTGAGCATCTATTCCAGAGTTTGTTAAATCAACCATTTTTGATATAGCTGCTTTAATATTTTGATTAATACTAGAAATGTTGCTTCTTATATTATTTGCTTTCGCCCTAACATTTGGATTTGAAGCTTGAGCTACCTTTTCTGCGACTGCGTTTGTCTTCTTTTGTGTTGAATCCCACTCTTTATCAATTCTTTTTGCACTTCTTTTAATTTGATTATTTATTCTTCCAACATTGAATGCTCCATAACCAGCAGAAGCAACATTCTTTATTCCGCTAATTATGTTAGATGGTATATCTGTTATTTTTTCAGTAACCAAATTTTTTGATAATTCTTGAGATAAAGCCTCTTGTATTATCTTTTTGGAAATGTTTTTTTTCATGAATTATTTGTTTTTTGAAGATTTTTTTGTAGGTGTTTTCTTTTTTGAAGATTTCTGTCTATTTATTTGCCTCATAAACAAATTTTGAAGATCATCCATCGCTTTCGTTCTTTCTTTTTCAGTTTTTGCATTTTTTGCTCTAGCTAAAATTGACTGTTTTGTTTTCTCTAGATCTTCCGGTCCTAAATGGCCACCTGGAGCGGCTCTTCTGTAAGAGGTAATTCCAGCATTATCTGAATCCGCTAATCTAGCGGATTCCGCTCTTTTTTTAGCTGCTGCCCCCAAAACGGTTGGATCCATTGTTGTTTGATCTCCGCTTTTTATCATAGCTGAGCCGCCGACTTTAGCCATTCCTGCATCTTTTAATTGATTCAAAAACATATCAATTTGTTCTTTTTCGCTCTTTAAGTCGTAAACGAAATTTCCAACTGCATCCTGAATTTGCCTAGATAATTGCGGTCCTGCTGGTCCAATTGCGTTTTGACTCTGCTTATATGCATCAACCAATCCAACAACTAAATTATGATACGCATCTAAAGTTTGAGAATTTTTCAATATGCTAGAATTAAACTTTTGTCTATGCTGATTTACTTTGGCTATCATTTTTTGTAGCTGTTGAGCCACTTGAGTTTCTTGTTGTTGCGCGCCAACAGCATTTGCCTGTTGACCCATTCGGCCAGTTAGTCCTATTTTTTGACCAATAGCTGTACCAGCATCTTTTATTTTTCCCCATATATTATCACCGATCCCTTCTGATAATATGGAATTTATTTTATTTCGAACAACAATTTGCTCTTTTATTTTTATTTTTAACACTTCTGATAAAACTGATTTATTTTCTCTGGTTGTCATTGAAGTCATTGAAGTCGTCCCTCTTTGTGTTGATATTAAACCATTTAGCATTCGCTGCAAAGCTACTAAATCTTGTTGACTCAATCCCTGAAGGGATTTAAATATTCTTTGAACATTTGCTCCTTGCCCTTGGCCTAAAAATTCTTTGATGACAGATTCTGAAACTTTATTTTTTCTAGCTTTTCTGTCTGCAAGTTGTTGTTCGTAAGACTTATATTTTTGCTGCGGCGCTGCTTGGTTTTGAGTTGCTGTTTTTAAATTTGGTTGATTATTAAAATTGGTTGGAAGTTCTACCGATTTTCTGCCTGGAACAGATAATGCATTTGCAATATCTTTTGGATTTGAACTTTGAGGAATCAATCTTTGTTGTGAAAAATTTGCAGGAAGAGGAATATTATCTCCAGAATTCTTTGGAGCGTTAAGAGCAGAAGCTATTGCTTCTGGGTTATTACTTTGAGCTAGGTTAGTGTTTAAAAATGATGCAAGATGTGGATTGTTTTTAAATGCAGGAATTTGCATCATTTGACTTGCCGCATCTTTTACTGAAATCTGCTTTCCTTTTGCTCTAAAAGAAGAAACAACATTTCCTATTGAATTTTTCAGCTCAATAGGAAGAGAAGAAAGAGAGTTTATTTCTTCCTTCGTCATTCCAGAAAATGAAACCTCTCTTAATACTGCTCTTTTCATCAGAAAATCAACTTCCACTTGTCTGCTCTAATTTGAAATTTAACTGTAGCAGTTTCATTTTCTGCAAAGTTTAAACTACCACCATCATAACCCATAGGAAACGCTCCAATTGCTTGCCATTTTTCAACAACCAAACCACCACCATCAAGCATTTTTAAGAAAAAGTTCTTCTTATAAGTTGAAGCATAACCCATTCTTCCTGTTGAATCATCATGTACTAATTTTAGCCAATCCATAACTTTTTGACTAGCACTTGGACTGATTGGATCGTGAAGTTCCACATCAATAGGCATCCATTCACCTTTGCCTGCCAAAAATCTTTTCTCATTCATCCAATCTATTGTAATATGCTGATGTTCTTTCTTTGGTCTTGCTGCTGTTTTTAACACAAAAGCATCAATTCCGTCAATTTCTAAAATCCAACGAAATAATCTTTTTGGTTCATACTCATTAGCAAACATTTGATTTATATCTAAAATTTCAGCCATTTACTTTTCCTCACTTATAACTAGAACTCTTTATAGATATACACAAAAGAAAAAAGAGCCACGGTTTTTTGTGGCTCTTTTCTTGTTTTAAGCTAAAATAAGATTTTATCAGTCTTCGAAACCAGCAGCATTGTTGGTTACAAAGAAATCAAGTAATATTTTTTCAGCAGAGCGAGTTGGTTTTATAGCGATTTTTCCATACATTATATTTCTTTCTATTAAATCTTCAGTTGTGGTAGAATCATCTAAGATTAATCTAAACTCTTCGATGCCATTATTGACTCTAAGTCTTTCAAGTTTTGGTTCAACTTTATTTATAAATTTATCCCAAGTTGAAGCAACGTTTGGTTCAAAGATAATCTTTGTAGCTTCTTTTGCTATCATTTTTCGTAACTCTAAAAGCATTCTTCGAACGTTGATTCGATCAAGAGCAGAAGCAGCTTTCTGTAGCGTTAGTTGACCCCACACTACGACTCCCTCCGAAGAGAAAGTTGCAATCGGATTTATTCGATTCTCTTGAAGTTTATCTCTCTGACTCTTTTTGAGTTTCTCTCTTGCCTTTTTAACTCCGTGAACCGATAGTCCACCTCTATTAAAACCAGCAGGAGCATACCAGAAGCCGCCGACCGAATCGTTGTATGCAAATACGGCTGGCATTACTACCGTTGGTGGAACTAGAACTTGTCTATTATTTAGACGATCTTCAATATAAAGTTCTGGATACCAACAAGAAGCATAATTTGTATCTACATTCTTTGAGGTTAAGTGATCTATCGCGTCATCAATGGTTGAACCAGAGATATCCATCATATAGAACATATCTCCTCTATTTTCCACCATTTCTATTGCATAATCTGTTACCTTATTTGCCCAAACTCCTGGAATAACAAGATCTTTAAGTTCTATCTCGTCAGGATTTGAAAGCATGTCTATAGCAGTTCTGTATGCATAAGTTTGGTAAGTGTTTGTAGTTGACATGTCTTGAGGATCAAAAGGATTTGCTTTTGTTAAATCCGTTCCATCCCAACCATCAGATACAATCATTGTAAACTTCGCCAAAGGTGTATTTTCAATATTGTCTATAGAAAGATATCCCGAGAATCCACCAGATCCAGACGGGGCTGGATTTAAGGATGAAGTATTGTAAGCTATACTGCTTGACAATGTTTGAATTTGAATGTCAGTCAATCTTGTAACATCTGAAAATGCTGAAACAGAACTTACTGATGCGCTTACCCACTTAAGTGAAAAATTAGCTCCAGTTGTTCCGCTTGCAACAGTAAGAGTCTTAGGAAGATGTTGCGCTCTATCATCAACTCCAAAATTAAGAGAGCCAGATGCGTTATTTATTACAGCAGCGCCCCAACAAACTCTTGTATTAAAATCATTTTTATATAATAAGTTTGACACAAATGGAACATCTGGAAATGTGGCTTTTGACGAAAAAGCGCCAGACAAAACACTTCTTTGTCCTCTAAAACCAAAAGGTAATGCGGAGTCTGGAACATTTCCATTCTTTAAATCCAAAGATGGAATAATATAGATGAATTTTGATTTATTTTCAAATTCACCAAATTCGTCAAATTTTTTCTGCCCTTTATTCCACACTTTATAAGAATCTCCAATTACTCTACAAATATAATTTGGAGAGTTTGGATTTAAAGTAAGTCCAGAATAAGATTCCAAAATTATTGGATTTCTGTCGTTGTCGTCATATCTTCTGACAACCAAAGAGAACGTACCAAATTCATCAACGCTTGGATTTGTTGATTTTTTAATATTTAGTATTGTCACTTTGAATTGAGAATTTGAGGAATTTCCGGCAGGAATTGATCCAATTCCAAACAATCCATATTCCGTTAAACCGAAAGGTTGAGATATGACTTCAGTGGTTGAACTTGTTAAAAATGAATCCTGCCAATTGTTTGCCTCTGGAACTTTTAGTGCAAAAAATGCATTATTTGATGCTGGAACTTTGTTTGCATAATCAAAGACAGCATAAACTAAATGTTTCTGATTTGAAAATTGAGTTGGATCTGTATTTAAAACTTTCTCAAGAAATCTATTTGATGATCTGTTGAGAGATGCGGTGACATCACCATATCCAGCAATAGAAATACCCAAAGAATCTACAGATGATGTTAACGCGCCCACCATAGAAACGGTGCCAGATGCCAAAATTAAAGCTAAAACGTTTGAGCCGGATGCACCTATAGCAAACAATCCTCCAGCATTTCCTATATTAAATCCTGGCTGAATTCCAGTGTCATCCATACCCAAGACTCTTATTTGAGTTAGCGGATTTGTTCTTAAATTCAAATAAGCTCTTGCTGTAAATGCTCCTAAATCTTTTCCGGTTGAAGATGGAACACCAAAAGTTAACTCATCTTCATCTTTATCTTTCACTAAAACTGGAGTCATGGCCGGGCCTTTTGTTCTTTGCGAAATTAATGCTGCGCCGACGCCAACAGGAGAAGCTGGCCGTACTGTACCATCTATCTCTCTATCATAAACTCCAGGCGATATAATCACTCTATCTGTCATAAGATTAAACTCTCCTTATAAACACTACTAAATATATTTTTTGACACGCAAAAGCAGAACTATTTACTATCTGCTAGAACTAAAAGGAAATAATACGTCTTCATAAGAAAAACTTGAAGACATTTTTTCATCGGGTCTAGTTCTTTTTGCATCATCTGGTGATCCGGAAACAGAAGCGCGAAATACTCCCTTTCTAGCCGTAACGCAATCTAGTTGAATATAAAAATTTTCTTCTTCTTTACCAAGCATCTGTCTAGGATATGAAAGTTGAGTTATTTCAAAAAATTTTGAATCATACTCTACAAAATCTCCCTCTCTTGGAGAAACATTTATTTCATTTAAAGTATCAAGAAGAGGATAAAACGAAATATTGTAGTTTACATCTTGTCCATATTTGTCAGTTCTTATTTCTTGATCCTTCCAACGAACAAGAGCTTTTATTTCTATAGGGCTTTCGAATATTTTTTCTTTTGCTTCTCCGTAAATATTTTCACGAGTAAACTTTTTAGAAATTGCGTAATAAGTTATTTTTTCGCCAACAATATGTTCGACTAATTCTTTATTTTTTCTTTTAAGATATTCTATGTTATGTTTTGAACGAAACAACATTCATTTATTCCTCACCTATTAATTTTTTATATTCTGTATCCGATAGCGCTACATCTTGTTTAAAAACTAACTTTGTTTGACTAAAATATCTTTTAAATGTGTCCCTTTTTTGATCTGACTGAGGCATTATATAGGCTGGAACTCTAAATTTAAAAATTCTTCTAACTATTCTTTCTTTTCCGGAAAAATCTGATATGTTCGAGTCATCTTCTAAAGAATCTTCTTGAAAGGCTATATAATAAAACTTATCTGGAGTTTCAAACTTAAAGCTCTTCACTGATTTATAGTCAAGTTCTTGTCCGATTTTTTCAATGCAAATGTTCATATCTTGCATTGAAGAGGTCCAAATTGCAACATCATAAGTTAAAGCGTAATGGTCTGGCGCTCTATGTGTAAAGACTTCATATATAGGAAGAGATGGATCTATCTCTTTGTCTCTATTTTTATTTAACTCTTTTATTAATGAAGTTTTGTTGTTTATCTCTTTATAATAAACGTGATCTTGCTTTATG